TGCAAATAACTTATGATTGATTTCGTTCTTCTTTTTGATGTATTCTTTATATTTTTCAATATCTAACGATTTCTTATTAAATTGTGATAATTCGGTTTCTAAAATAGATATATTATTATAAACTGCTGATAATTTATAATCTTCTGTTTTTATGCTTCATTATAATTACCTAATGAAAATAAATTAAGTTTTGTCTCATTTTAAATCTTCAAAGGTTTAAAAAAAATAATATGCATAAAATAATAAAAATTGATTGTCTATATAAAGATTAATTAACATATATATACAACGATGAACGTTCTACTCCCCAAGCAATTCAATGTCGACAAGATTAAGTACTCTGAAATGAAGATTATGAAGTCAGGTGCAAAATCAATCTATGTAAATTATCAAGGATATAAAATTAATATTCAAACTCCTGTTCTAAATATTCCTTACGGCGTTAATGATAACATGCAATTTATCAAGGATGACCCTAAGCGTAAAGATGAAACTCAAAAGTACGATATCACTGTATCTTTCAAGGGTATTGATGAAAATCAAAAGATCAAGGTATTTCATGATAAGCTTATTGAGCTCGAGAATAAGATATTGGAAGATGCATTTGCTAACCGTGTAGCGTGGTTTAAAAATAACTTCGACGGTAACAAAGGAACTGTTTCTAACATGTTTAGCCGTATTATTCGTAGGGATAAGGATAAGGAGACTGGAATGTTCGCAGACAAATATCCTCCTACCTTTAAGGCTAAGATTCCCTATGATTCATCGGAAGATAAGTTTGATTTCGATTCGTACGATATGGATAACAACGAAATTGATTTCAAGGATTATGTTTCTAATCTCAAGGGAGGCAAGGCACAATTTATCATCCAGCTAACTGGAATATGGTTCTCAGCAGGTATGTTCGGATGTAGCTGGAAGATTGTATCTGCTAAGTTCCAAAAAGTTAACTCGTCAAAGATTACTTTCGTAAAAGATAGTGACGATGATAATGTAGACGATGATGAAGATGATGACGATATTGAAGTAGATACTGAGATAATTTCCAAGAGCGTACAAAAGCCTCAAGTCGCTACTGATGCAGCTGCAGCTTCTGCTACGACAGTTTCAAAAACTCCTGTCGTATCAAGTAAAGAAGAAGAAGAAGAAGAAGAGGAAGAACAAGAAGAAGAAGAGGAAGAAGATGACGAGGAGGAAGAAGAAGATACTCAAGTTCCCGAACCCGAACCCGAACCCGAACCTGTAAAGCCTGCTGTTAAAAAGGTGGTAAATAAGAAGAAGTAAAAATTATAATATAAAAATTAATATGAAAAATATTAAACCCATTACTACACGTCCTAAAGGAGAAGGTTCATCAGAGTGTAAATCGTAAAGCTCTATATTATTTGATATTATTTTTGCAATCATATCTAATATTTTATATGATACTGGAAGGGATAATATAATAAATAGCAAAAAACCATAAAAAGCCGTTTTAAATTTACTTACATATATATCATATATATTTTTTTGGTTTTCTTGATTCATATTATTCATAATTATATTTGAATTTACAGGAGTATATGCAAAATCAGGAGTATATTTAATATCATACGTATCATTCATTATCAACTTTAACTATATTCTACATAATAATATAATAAAAAATTATTTTCTAATTCTGTATTATTACGATTTATCAGACCCATCAAAGTTTCTATATTTCTATTTATAGAATTAGCATTCACTGAAGTCCCAATTATAGCACTTATTGGTCCTATCGGTCCAATGGTCCCGTTAGTTAACCATAAAGGTATATTCTCATAGAAATTATTAGAACACATAGCAATAGATTTTATAAAATTGCAACATAATATATAGAGTTCTTCATTACATTCCTTAAATAGCTTAATTGCATCTTTGCAAAAATCAAAAATTAAAGTATTCTCTGATATATTATTAAAATAATTTGCATTTTCTGGAATATCGTTAGAAAAAACCTTAAAATACTTTATTATTTTTAGAAAGTCTATATTGGTTAGCTCGTTAAACCATATTGGATTATTATAAAAACCTCGCCGCTCTATTTCTATTGCTAAATCAGTAAAAGCGTGCATGTTAGTGTCCCATTTATATTCAAATACCTTTATTTTAAGATTGTGATATTTTATGAAATTTCTTAAACTATTTATCGTATAATTGCTCAACGGTTCTCTGTTATAGGGATTGTAAGGCTCTTGATTATTTTCTATACATGTTCTGATAAAATATTCTAATTCAATTGCATCAAAAATATATTTTTCCCCTCTGCTATTTTTCAATATAAAAAGCCTCTCTGGTATTATTTCGCATATATTATCTCCTGTAAACAACTCTTCGCTATTCATATATGTATCGTCACAGGGATCATATTTAATTATGTGTTTTTCTCTGAATCTCTTTTGCAATTTTATTATACTATTTATATTTCCACAACATTCTATATCATACGAGTTTTTATTTATATAATATAATAAATTATACTTATCCATTTTGCAGCTATATTTTTTATTATTAATAAATGAGATATCTCTAAGTATTTTATATGGTATACTTTTCAACACCTCAATATATAATTCTCTTACATTTGGATAATTAATAACATTAATATATTTATATATTTCATATAAATCATATGTATCTATATTTTTCTTATCATTTACAACGTTATATAATATCTTATGTATATGCATATTCTTAATATTTTTATGATATCTACAAGAGTCATTGCCGTTCGTATTGCGGTTACATAAATTAAAATTATTACACCTACAGATACAAATTTTATTAATATCTATATTATTGCTCATTAATATTATGCTTCTTATAAAGTATTATTTAATATTTACATATATATTATATATCTTATCTACGCGGATAATAATATACCTGCATTTTTATAACTGAAATAATCATATAGCTTATCATTCAAGAGTACATATTTTACTCCATCGCGCGATACAACACGGCCCCTGTTTTTATTAGTTCGTTCATACATTTTATAAGATTGTATCTTATTATCATTTCCTATTTTGTTAGTATACGATAACTTATTACTATTGATATTTATAGGCCAGTTATAGCATTTATAACCATTTTCCAAAGGCCTGTTTATTTCAGAATGTATCACACAGTCTATCGAAGAGGCCTTCAACATATCTAAAAATGTCTTAATTAATCCCTCCTTCTTCTGTGCTTTAATTAAGATATGCTCGTCAGTAGTCAGTTCGTTATCCTTCTTTCTAATAGTAGGATTCGCCGCCAATTGTTCTTTCGTGAATTTCATAATATACTTATATACACCAACGTTTCTATCTTCTACAGGAAGAGACATATGACTGCATGTTCTAACGGCACGCCCAATTACCTGATCTATTCTCACGGAATTCCAGAAATATTCAGTAATCAACACTCTTCTAACATTTTTTAAGGAAATGCCTTCTGCTCCCGATTGAGTAATCATCATAATTTTAACGAGCTTTCCATATCTCTGATCTATTCCAACACCCTTATTGGGGAGATTATTTTTAATATTTTCAGGAAGATCCGCAAATTCGCCGTTAAATATATTCATTAGAATATTTGTCTTAACACGATCAGAATTAAATACAACATAGCGTTTATCATCATATTTTTTATTAAATACGTCGGGGTCTTCTAATATATAACCGAACTCTTCATTCTTTGTTATATTTATTTCAACATAACCATGGCGATTTAGGACTTCTTTAAATATTCCCAAGCCTTCTACTACACGAAATTGAGAATATACAAGTACACTTCCTGGTGACGTATTAATATCCTCTAACATCTGAGCAAACTTCGGACTGTAATTTTCTTCCAAATTCTTTGTATCTAAATAATCGCCTTTTCTCAATTCTTTCAAAGCCTTATTTAATTTCATTTCATATTCAGCTGCGACCTCCTTGCTAATATCGACTTCCTTCTCGGCATTCGCTGCATTCACGTTACTATTCTTATCATCGTCGTTTAACGATAGTTCTTTTTTTTTTAATAGACGGATATCTTGAGGAAACTCGCGAACTATTTCTTCGGGAAATGCAAAATTACATACTAATCGACTAAATGCGCGATATACTGAGCTCGTATCTACAACTCCCTTATTTGCAAATTTCTTATTACGCTCATCCATATCTATCTCTTTTTTCCGTACTTCGACATATTTCTTCATTTGATGCTTTGTAATATACATGTACCTAATAGTCTCGGGTAATAGCCTCGGAAATAATTCAGACCCAGTAGTTTTATAGTAACTCAATAATCCCAATACTCTTCTTTTAAACAAATCTTGATTTATTACTTTGATATTTTCGGGATCTTTGCTATCTATAAAAAGGTTATTGAATTCCTCCTGTTTAATCGGAAAAACATAGTCATTCTCTTTCTTAGTCTTCGAAGACAACTTGAGAGCTTCTTCATCCTCGTCCAATCTTACTATGTTCTTTAACATATTATCAAATTCTAAGTCATTAATATCACTGATACTATCATAAATTAAATCTAACTTAAATTCCGAATTATTATTATATATTAGCAATTTATCTATTTTTTTGTTTCCACAAGCTAAATATTTAACAGAATCTATACAATTATTTCGTAGAAATTTAACAACATTCATTATCTTTAAAATATCCTGTTTAATCTTTGTTCTGTTAGTGTCTGGAAATCTGGGCGCCGGAGTTTTATCGGGGTTCTTTTCATATTTTTTAATATTAGCATTAGCACGCGATATTATAACATCTATAACCTTTCTAATAGGTGCGAGAGAGTACCCAAATATTATATTATAATTCTCTTTGAGATATGGATGCGACAATAGCCACGAAGGTACTTTAATGCCCTGTGTTTCAAATATTATATTTTTACCATTCTTGAGAGCATTTTCCAAATTTAAATCATTTAATTTATCACACGAGTTCGGATAATCATCTGTGCAATTCTCGCCTTTTCTAATATCAATATAGGCTTTTTCAAAAGAATCTAATAATTTACGATCAGGATTCTTATATTTATTTTCGACACACTCTTTTTTATTATTGCATTCCTCGTTAACCCCTCGTATTATATCGAGAACTCTCTTTTTATACTCCTTATTATTTGCCACCAAATCATCTATTATTATTTTAACATTATCGTCTTTTAATTTCAAATAATTCACTATTTCATCTGCTAATTTTGTTTTCTGCGAACCTGTAACACCATTAGTTACTATAATATATGGCTTCACCGGATTAATACTATTATCTTTGCTACCTCTCGTATCTATCTTCTTTATCGCAAGCTCTGAATTCAATTTATTAGTTATCTCCTTAATTATCTGCGAATCATTATAGCCCCATGGTTTTTTAACAATAAGCGAAGATTCATCGTCGCTACGACAATAATTAATAGGTAACAACATAACATTTACAGATTTATCATCGCTATATATCTCGTCTATATAACTATATAATTCGCTATTTTTTATCTTATCTATTATGGCCTTTTTATTGATAGTACCTTTTAATATAGGAATGTTATGAGTTACCATAGGACCTCTCAGTAAATTTATCAAAAAAGAAATTTCATAAGGCTGATTTATAATAGGAGTACCCGATAATAGAACCATCTTTATATCCTTTGCTTCAATGAGAAAATCATATATTCTCATAGCCAATTTAGAACCGTTTGCTATTCTACTTATAAAATTGTGAACTTCATCTACTATTATAAATGCATTATCAAACGGATTCCCTTTCTTCTCTAATTCATCTATTAAATTTTTAGTGAGGCCGTTATAATTGATAAATTTATATCTATTTCTTATAATATGTGTTATTGTCTTGTTAATCTCATCCTTCTGATTAGAACTTAAATCTGCATATTTGATATTATTAATAACAATTTCGGCACCTATAATATCATTGCTATACAAAGGTACCCAAACGTGACCCGTTTTTCCTATAAATTGCTTTTGAATAGCATATTTATTTAATTCTTCAACCATTTTAGGATCCCCCTTGTCTATTTTTAAACAGGTCCACGATTTCTTGAGATTCAACCCTATCGTAGATATTTTCATAAGTTCATTCTCATAATTTTGAGCCAATGATGCCGGAGTCATGATTACTATATTTTTTTTATTAATATAACCCTCTGACGCCGCTATAGATGCAGCAGATTTACCAGAACCCAATTCGTGATATAAAAGAATGCCTCTGTAAGGACTATCGAATTGCATATAATCTTTTACAATTCTTTGCTGCGGAAACAACGATACTTTCGAGATATCTATATCGCAGCTACCTTTTGTACAGCTACACGATGTCTCGGCCCTTTTTTTACTATATTTAGAAGGATGAAATGTATTGTATACAAATTTGTTATAGCCTATTCTATTTGGAAGTATCCAATCATTAGGTTTCACCTCTATATTCATACACTTATCTCTAATATAATAATTCAAATAAAAAAATATTATATTATTAGATAAACTAAAAAAAATAATATGTATAACATTGAAAAACTCTTGGATAAATGCGAAGCCATGACTTTATTGTGTACAAAAGCATCATCTCATTGGAGTTTTGTTAAGTTTTGTTTTGCAATTCCTCTTGTTTTAACGAGTTCAACGATGTGTATAATAAATAGCATCAGCGAAGACGCAAATTCTATTAAAATACCAAATATAATTGTAAATGCCGTAAGTGTATTAATTATGTCTCTCACTAATAGCATTAAAGCAAGCGAAAAATTTGAAATATTTAAAAAATTATCGCAACAATATATGATGTTATCTCAAGAAATAGAAGCATGTGATGTAAATGTATCTAAAGAAATGTACAATATATTAACATTAAAATACGACAACCTAATACAGGATTGTTCATTTGAAGAAATACCCACGAAATATAAAATACAGGTCGCTACATGTTTTAGTAATGCTAATAGATTTATTCCTATACAATTGAACGGTATCATAGGCAATACCGTAAATGTTAAAAGAATAAGCCCTAAGCGTTCTCACGAGGCATCTCTCGTAAATATATCAAATATTCCCCCGTCCGAATTAAAAACTGCAGAAATTGCAGAGAAAATACAAGGATCTGGAGAAAAAGTCTGATATCTATCTAATTATATATAAATCCCATATCTTTTTGTAACATATATTCGTCATCACTATCTTCGTCATAAGATTTAAGTTTATTCTCGTCATCATATATATCATTTGGCTTTTGATCATAATCATCAAATAATTTACTATCAAGTCTCATATCATCTTCGTGTCTGTCTCCGCCACCATCGCCACCATCGCCACCGCCATCATCAGCGATAGTTTCTAATTTTTTATCATTCATCATTTTATGTTTTATTCCAGCTTTTTTAAGCTCCTTTATTAATAAGTTTTCCTCTACAGTCTTATCATTTAACATGTTTATTTTGTTCTGTTTATTTTTCTCACGCTGTTCATTTAAAAAATTAATATTGTCCTCTGCGGTAGGAAATGTAAGTTCTATTATTTTTAATATATCAGTATAGATGATTCTGGATAATTCTTGAATTATACTATTGTTTACCAAATCAGACGACAAAAATCCATTTACTATTTCATCAGGATTAAAAGGACTACAAAGTGCTCTGCTTACAATATACTTGTTTATTCTCTCAGTATCTATTTCATTATCTTCTATCAATACACTATTCAATTTATTTAAATCCATAATAATATCTCTCAAATTTCTGATCGAATTATCTATCAATAGTTTTAATTCAATATTATCTTGTTTTTTCTGAGAATAGCTATTTAATATTTTTATTATAGCAATAATTATACTCTTGTATCTTATCTTATCCCTATTAAAACTCTTAATAAAATTATCGCTCTTTAAATTTTTCGAAGTTTTCGCCAATATATTTATATTGTTTCTTATAGCAATATCTATTTTTTTAGGATTATTCTCGATATCATCTATAGATTTTATAGGTAACAAGCCATTGTTTTTATCTCTCATATCTCTCAGCCACAATGATGTAATATCATTTAAGTTAATATTGTATATAAAATCATCTATTAAAATATAATCATCATAATCATCTGGCTTTTCTGCGACTTTAGCATCCTTCTTATCTCTGGAGGCAAATGGGATAAATCTTAAATCGCGGGGTTTATTAGTTAACCGCGATGTTTCCGATTCCGCAAACTTCTTTTTCCATGCAATTAAATCCTTCCGTTTAGCATTCTTTAAATCTATATCATCGTTAAAAGTTTCATCTAATTTTTTTAAGCAACATCCATGTAAAAACTTATGTATTTTCACATAATTTATATCAGGCATATATAAAAGAGACTTAACATGTTGTTCCTTGAATAAATTGGGATTCTTTAGACATACCTTGTTATCGCGCATACTCTTAAATTTCTCTTGTTCGATCAAGCCTCTCATCTCCTTCTTCTTGTTTTTTAATAGTTCATACTTGGCTCTCATAGCTTCTAAATTGGTCGTGTATTTATCTTCCACGTATTTAATAGTGTCTCTCAATAATGACTCGATATTTATAGATAATTCGTTCTTATTAGTCAAATACTCTTTTGCAACATTGATAATATACGGTAGGACACCTTTTTCCTCACTCTTCTTTAAATTATCAAAGGGCGATCCATATTTATACCAATTAACAATAAAGTTATAGTTTAGGTAATTTTCATCAAGAGGAAAAGTATCCTCCAATATTTTTTCTTGAACATTTATTATCCAGAAAGAGATAGCATTTATAAACATAGTTTTAATCGAGTGCAACCACAATTTATTAGCTTCTACTATAATATCCAAAGTATCTCCATCTAACTCATTGACTAATCCTCTGATATTTAAAATATGTTTAGGAGGCACTTTGATTAATATATTTAACAGTTTTTTATCTAATTCTATGTTTTTATCTCCGAACTCTTTAATATATATGTTTTTTCTCGAAGGAATACTGCGATTATATTTGAATAGCTCGCTACACAAGATATCGCTATCTATCTCTATATTACTTAGCTTACTGATTTCCATTAATTCGGGAAGTATTATTTTTAGCCCATCTATAAATCCCTCCTCCGTTTTATAAGTATTGTGTAACAAGTATTTATTAATATCAATGGTATCAACTACATACTTTATATCAAATGTTTCAACCGCAATATTATCTTGGTCTTCAATATTAATATAATCATCCATACCTTCTATCATAGGAATGCCCTCGTAGTTTTCATTGTATTCGGCTTCCTTAATCTCTTTAATCTCTCGATATGATATTAGGTACTTTTTCCCATCTTTATCATAGTCAAATATGTGATTTCGCGAATATTCAAACTTAGCCTTTATTTTTTCATAAGCATCTATTATTTCAGGCAACCTCTTATTTGTTTTTAAAATCTTATCTATTTCTTCTACGGTCTTTTTAATATTGTTGATATGTATGACCTGTTTTATATTACTTAATAACTCTTGCACACCAGCATCTTCCTGTTTGTTGATATGTAATACGAGATTATATATATTTAATTTATTTAATTCGATTCTTTCTCCGTCGACATTTGTAACACTAATAGTTGCAAGATGTTCTGATAATATTAGTTTAGTTTTTTCTAAGAAAGTTATAGTACTCTCTTTTAAATCCAATAAGCTTATAATAGATTTCAGTTTATCAAAGAATAGTAATTTTTTATTCAATATATCACTCTTCTTTATCTTAACGGGTCTCGTTACATTCTTTCTCTCTTTTTCATAATCTGTAACAGACGTCATATAGTCACGGAGAATATCACTCTCATGTATATTTATTAAATCCAGCGATTTACCGAATTTTTTAAATATAGCCTCTATATTATTATAGTCTAAGTCGAAATCGTCTATTCCGTATTTTCCATCTTGCATATATTTAATTATATGGTTAATGTCTGGTCTAACATCTCTTATTAAATCCTTGCTATTACCATAATAATCTGCTGATTTTAAATTTATATTTTTGGAATTTATTAAATAATCCGTTATCTTCTCATATATGCTATCATTTACAGTAGTTTTAGGAATTTTATAATACGCAGAAATAATAGGAATATTCACATTATCTATGGGAAAAACAGGATAGTAAATAGGGAACTTCTTATTATGCGAAGGCTCGAGAGAAACTCTTATTTTTTTATCGGGAATAAAGCGGACATTCATAGATTCTGTATTGTATTTTATGCAAAAAAAGTATTTATTCTTCGCCGCAATATACTGGCTCTCATCTCGATTTTCTAATTTGTTAAAATATTCTGCATCTTTAGGATCCTTCATATTATCAACATCAACCTTCTCTTTTTCGGCCTCCGCGTTAAAAATATAGTTATCGTAATTATCTAAGACACCTCGCTTCGCATTTATATCATCGATAATATCATAGAATAGCTTGGTAATATTTTCAGCCTTTTTCGTGCTTGAAAACATATTGAATAGACTATCGTGTATATCAGCTTTGGATAATGCAATAAATGAGGGATTGTCCTTTATTATATCTTCCAAACTCATTATTTCTAAATACTCGATATCATCCAATTCTTCATCTTCATATTTGTATTCATTAATATCAATAGACATACTCTTCTTTTAATATATAATAATATAAATTATGATACATTATTGTTTATAGCAAATTTATTCCATTTAGTTTTGATTGATATTACATCTTCAATAATTTCCTTGCATACTTTTTCCATAAATGATATAAACATATTGGCATCTGTAATAGAATCGAGAGTAACGCGGATTATCATAATTGATTTTAGGGGATGTGGGCAAATATATCCGATAAATTTACAAACAATGTTATTGATAGTATTCTTCTCTCTGATATACTTATTGTGTACGAAAGATTGAATGATATTTCCAAGCGTATCATCTTCATTCTCAATAATAAACTCATAGGTCTCCTTAATATCCTGAAATTGCTGAATTTTTACAACATCAGATATCTCAATATTCGCCAATTCCATAATTAAGTTGTTGAGTTTATGAGTGATAATATCCAGCGATTTTGGAATTAGATACTTAGGCCCTATGTGTACGTTGATATACTCGATATCAAACTTAAATTTAATAGGATCGCCGTAATTATTCTTATAGTAGGCTCGCTCTTTATCTAAGATATTATCGCATTTCTTCGCCTCGACGGGATCTTGGATATATGAAAAGTTAGCAAGAGATACCGGATTAAACGATGCATTATCGCGACCTGATCTTTTAACAATATTCGCAGTCAGATGTAAATGTTCGCCCGGACGAAGGCGAGTAATCAAAATAGTGTCCTTTGATACTTTATTGGGCGGAAAGAGCTCTTGTAATTTACTATCGCTCAATTCAATGCCATCGAGTTTAGCTTTGTAATCTGATGTCCTTACATTTAATTTTTTATTTGTAGTGTTATTAACATTCAGTTCGAGGACGAGGGAATTATCAGTATAGTTTTCGATTTCATCGGCGCTCATACAGATAGGAATTAGACCTATTCTGTGAATAATAAATTCATCATGGAGAGCTCCAGAATTAAATTTAACATTTACAGTAGGCTCTTCTTTATCAAGTTTTTCTCCAATTGCTCCGATGATAGGAATATCAGTCATAATAATTCTCCTAATACCATTTACGATAGCCAGATCTATATTATGAATTTCAAAACTGTGGTTATTTGAAGGGTCTTCTGGGTCAAATATATAATTGTGAAACATTCTATTTATATATTAATATATTCTATCTTATATATCAATTTTTACAAATAAAAAATATAAATAAAAAATTATTGCTTATTTAAGGCAAATAAAATTAACATTATTGTTACTATTATCATAGGTATTAGAGACATTAAGCTCACTAACCAGCTCCATGCATAACATTCGCCTTTAGTTAAACAGGTAATATTATATGCAGTAATTAGTATCATAATTATAAAAAGTACATATAATATCAGATATAAGCCAGCTCCTTGAATATATATATTAAGGGACATACATATTATTGTTAATATAAAACTTAAAATTATATATAACCATCCTTGTGTCGAATAAGTATTGTACATTCCTTCTATTATTATAAATATATTTTAGATTTTAGGAAATCAGACTATTCATAATCGCAAAACACATCGAGGTTCTCGATTGCATCTCATTTAGTGGGTTGGATGCGAAGAACTGAATTAGCGTTTTGATGTTTTTAACATCATTGCATTGGCACAAGTAGTAATAAATATTCGAGCATGTAATGATTTTCTTGTTAAATGTGGTAATCTGCAGATTTCTCAATTGCGCCAAATGATATTGGATAATCGGGGCAAATTGCTTGTCGAGCTCCTTATTCATCTTATACCTTTTATAAGTCGGATTATAGGTTGTCGTCAATTTATAATAATTATACAGAGAATCCTTGATAGTTGAGATAATCGTATGAATAAGATAAGTAGGATCAATATCTTTTCCATTGTTATCGCGGGGAAGCTGGATATTTGGATTGTAAGCAGCAATGTAATCCTTGATAGTATAATCCTGTTTATTTTTCATATAGACTTCGAGGATATTCATCCACAAATTGGGATGGCAAGGATCAGTTTCCTCGCGATGATTAATATAGCTCGAAGAAATCTTGTATAGCTTTGAAGTACCATTACCGATACTCTTTTTAATAATTATACCATAGCTATTGTTATTATTGATATAATTATTAGCATCAACGATAGTGCTAAAATATGCAGGATATCTAATGCCGAGATTAAACAAATCTTGAATTGACGAGCTGTTAATATCATATTCTTGCAGGGTAATTCTATTACGGGTGTTAATATGAACGATCTCTTTGTATTCTTCGCCTAGAATATTAGTATAATCGATAATATGCTTGTTTTCATGATGAATCAAGACAAATTCATATGCATGTCCGATATTCAAATTTGTAACAAACAATTCTCGCAACATTTTAGAAATTTCTTCGGGATTCTCGATTTCGATAAGTCTACTATAAACATCGGGGACGCGACTATAGTATTTATAGAGAACTTCGTCGAACATTAGTCCATGCGATTTTGTAGGATGCGAGAATTTTGAACTGTTCGCATCAGGACAACTCGATGTTCCGAAATACCACGTGTCTTTGTAATTATAAACAGTAATAATAGTACCATCATAGGCTTCATAGCATTTATCGGTATTTTCATACATAGAACCCGTGTATTCATCATAACCAATCCTTCGCGGAACAGAATTTGCATATGTGACTACTACATTGTTATTATAAGACAGTGTGAAGTCCAATACGATACTCCTACATTCCTCGTAAAGCTGTTTGTATTCACTCGCATTCGCAGACATTTTATAATTATTATGAAGAAGAACAAGATCGCCGTTGTTTTTAAACTTCTTTACCTTAATGTTGGGCCAAAAATGATACTTTTTCAATATATTAATCAGTGTGTTTGCGTGAGTGGAATTAGCGTCATGGTTATTATAAGTTTTTTCAATTAATTCACGGAGATTCTTAGGGGGGGCATTGGAAAACAGCACTTCACTATTCATAGTGTAGTTTGTTAAAAAGTATATATATTTAAACGCTTATATCAATTTTTATTATTTTTTGCTAACAATAATAATATAACATATAAACTGTTGTTAGCGCTAAGATAAAAGTATATATTCTGTATAATATTTTTATATCTATATAATTTTTTGTAACAAAAAGTGCACCAATTGTAATACCTATAATAGATCCTATGGTAACAATAGAGGCTATCCTAAAATTAAAATGGCCTTTTTCGTAATATAAATATAGACCGGGTAATGCATTAGGAATGCTATTTAGAAACAGAGAGATAGCGACGGCTTGCTGAAAAGATAAATTATAATACATTAGCGCAGGTATAAATAATATGCCTCCTCCGCCACCTATAATTCCGATTGATATACCTATCAATATTGATATAAAAAAAAGATCAATAATCATCTAATTATAATTAGATAATTATATAGATATATGCATATATGCATATTATTTTTTGTCTGGATTTTTATAATACTTATCGAACCATGCTTGTCCGACCTCTTTAGACGCTTGTTCTGAGCTCATTTCATTTTTAATAATTTTATTTCGCATATTTAAGAAATATTCTAAACTACTATAATCAAATCCCTTATTTTTCGTTACCATATTGTACAACATAGGATACCTTTCCTCGAAAAACGTGATGCCTTCTATAGTTTTTTTCATATTATTTTCCAATTCTTCTTCCGAGGCAAACTTACTTTTATTCTCAGTCATATAGAGCATTATTTCTTGAACCATTTTTCTAATATCTTCAGTTTCCATACCGTCTTTTACAAAATCGGCAACCTTTCGCTTTTTAAGATTATTATCCGCACTCATTTTAATTTAATTATTAAAATTTATCTTTATATAATAATATCTATTTAATATAATAGAATAATGAAAAAAAATTTAGAATATGCCGTATTAGATAACGACGGAGCCGTATTTATAGCACCTCAACCTAAAAATGCTGGATTATATACTGGAGATGTTCTATTTGATAAAAAGCCATGGGGAAATAGCTATAAAATGCCTCCAGTCGAACCAGATGCCGTCGCATACGCAGCACAATTTTATGCAAGCCATCATATACCATCAGCAAATAGATCAGGTAATAATTCAATTAATACCGATAAATATAAAAAATACACTTCGGGAAACGGCTCAGAAGATTATTACAATTTTAGCTGCTATATACCATTGATGTAGAGACTCGTAGAGCCTTGTGGAGTCTTGCGATACACTACAATACCTCAACGACTTCTGTCTCGTTATTCATGATCATAGCAGATGGTTGTATTTTTTTGATAGAATCTTTGTGTTTTTTTAAAAAATCGCATATATATTTGTATGTTTCGTCTACTTGTTCGAAGGATACTCCTCCGGTAATCAATATACTTCCGCTTTCAAATAGAGCACAAGTTACCTTTTTACATTCATTTATTTTTTCTCCTTTGCCTTTTCCAAAGCATTTTTTAGGACAATTACATAAACCGTTTTTATTGCTATTACACCTGTTCCAAAAATATTCCAATTTAACTCCTTGATATATTCCAGGTTGAAAAGAACATTTGTTGTTATATAGATCGCTTATTAAAAGCTTATGAATTTCCCTTCTTTTTAATCCGAAGCCAACTTTTAGTTCGCTATCGCAATATACTTTAAAATCTGAATTAATCATTCTAATCTTAAAATTTTGATATTTTAAGGTTAATTTATAATTAACACCGGGATTATTTATGATGTCTTTTGAGATATTCTCATATATATTATTGATATTATAGATAATATGATTTACAATTACCTCTGTATCATTAACATTTTTAATACCAGTCAGCTGAATATTTCCGTTTTTAAATATTTTTACATTAGGCATATACGTATTATTCTTGCAAATAATAGTAACTTGATTATCAAAACGATTCTTCTTCATTTTATTCTTCTTGCTTTTTCTTCTTTTTTTAGGGTATATTCCACGACTTAGCTCATTATCTTCCTTAATATATTGAACCCATACAATACCATTATCTACAGCGTCTTTATCTATAATTAAAATATTATCAAATAAAATTTTTAAATTTAAATTAATATCTTCTCCAATGTTCGCATTACAAGTTATAGTTGATACTCTGTAAGGAGAAAAGTAGATTTCTTCATTATCGTTCATGTTTTAATCACAATAATTATAATTATAAAAGTCTTATATCATTTTTTATTTTTTTTAACTTCTATTTTAGTATTCATATTATCTGTTGTATTTTTAAGGTAAGATGTATTAACTATTTCGTAATTATATGTAGTAGAAATCATAGGGGGAAGATTGAGTAAATGTGTTTTATCATTTGTTTTATGGCCTTTGCGAAACTCATCAATAGACAGAGGGCCGTTGAATATGTTCAATAAAAATCTCGAAGGAGCTGGACGTATTGGTTTGATATTCCCAAAGTGTTTGCTCAACATTTGTATCAGACTGTTTATCTCCCATACCTTATCACTACCGCAATGCGATGAAAAATTATACGCATTTGCGCATTCAAAAGAACAAAAGTTTCCGAATAATATATAAGTATTTGAGACAACATTATATTTATAAGGCATGCCATAAATTCTATCATTTATAGGATGGCAGCACCAGTAACAATTATTAACTGATTTAATTATATTTTCACTTTTATTTTTTTCCATAGAGTTATTACATTCGTTATTTATATATTCCATATTATTTTCATCTAATTCCTTTGTGTTATTATAATACGTGTTATAATAGTCATTCCCATTTATTAAATTATCTTGAATATTATTATAAGTATTTGTTTCATTAATATAGCAACATCCTGGCTCGTAAGGCTTTGGGATATCAAATGTTTCATCGTTTATATGTATATTCATTTTATTTATATCATTAGATGATATAGGTAATTGCAATATGATATCCTCATTTTCAACAACTATTACATTTTTAACCATGGTAGACATTAAACCCTTTTTTTTATCTATTGTAGATTTTATATCGTTCTTTTTATTTTTTCGTGGCATTTAATTATAAACGCTTATATTATTTATATATCTTTACATCAAGGTTTATCAATGTAATTTTTGAAATATGATATACCGCCTATAATATCATTGATTTTAACTGTTGGAATTTCTGTTTTTTTATTAAAGGTTGCGTTTTTATTTAAAATACATTTGTCCTTAATTTCCCTTATTTCGCTATTTAAAGAATTTATAGTATCTATTAAATATTTTATTATAAGAACAAAAACGATTATTATAATAATAATAATTAAATCCATAATTCTTTTATTAATAATGAAGAATATAAAAATAAAACAATAGATCTCTGTTTCTCTTAACTATACTTGAATCCGGCAATTCCGTTTGATAAGCTTAATATATTAACATCTATAGCATATATTACAATTTCTATAATTGTATCTTCGTAAGAAGTTTCTGATATGCTATTGTATATATTCTTGACGCGATTGACTTCCTCGTCATTCTTGATATTCTCTTTAACATATATAGATAACGAGGTTCTTATAGATGTATTATCATAAGATCCTGCACTAATTTGTTTTTCAGGAAACAGAGAGAACGAATAGCAATATAAGCCCGTTCTTGGAATATTTGTATGGTAATTATAAGGCACTATGTTATTATAATACTCTGCGTCATTGTCTGATCTTGATATTTCTCTATTCCATATTATTTCAATTCTATCTAATATACCCATATTCTCTTTATATTCTTCGGGAGTAGCCGTATAGTTCATATGATTATTGAAATTCTTTATAGAATCCTTTCTTCTTGCTATCCATATCAACTCCTTTATATGATGATTAGCATTTGTAATATCTATTGTTTTATGTAATTCAGAAATATTAAATTCGCTTATTGTTCTCTTCGCTGTACTAATTACATAATTAATCTTGTTAGTATTTAGCAACAAAGTACTTCTCTCGATACTATCAAGATATACATAGGAACATATTAGTTGATTCCTAACATCAAATACTCTGTCGCTTGTGCTTACAAAACTCGCGATATCTATCTTATCTTGATGAACTCTATTATACAAGATCGGGCTAACATACATATTCAATATATTACTCCAAACTTGAAATAATCCGTTGAATCCGATATCTATCGTATCTATTTCGAGATAGACTTCATTGTTTTGCAATTTTAACAAAGGCAGGGCCAACGATGGATTTTTAGTAAACCAGAAATTCAATGGTACTTGTATCTGCCTCTGTTTAATACTTGGATTATTATTTGTAGCTATAGGATACGTTATATTATACATTTTATTATTTATAATAGTATACTTCGGAACAAATTTAAAAGGGTTTACCAATTCATCTACATTACCTATAAGCTTATTGTATTTGATACCATCTTTATTAGTCAGCTCGTCCCATATATTTAACCACTCGCCATATAGCGTCTCTATAGTACTCCCACCAATAGTTATACGGGCCTCTTTAATATAATTGTATCCGAGATTAGTTACCCATCTAAACTTGTGCTTGTTTGTCGAATATATCGCAGGTATATTAAAAGTCAAGAACATATTTGATAAAAAATCGGCATACCTTTTAATTTTAAAAGTTAGCTTTGTACCGTTTATAAATCCGCCATTAGCATTCCCTTCAGATGTTAAAGTAATCTGTTCAATGGAAAAATTCGTATGCTTATTATGCACATATTTGTAATAGTTTATTTTAGGATTTTTTGTAATAAAATCAGACATACTCCCATTTAGTACCAATTGCATTAATCCGGCGCCCATATTTTTGATTTTATTCTTAATATAATTGGTTATTATTATGTTTTATTTATATATCTAAGCATTTACCTTTTCTGTATAACTTACTATAAACTTTTCTAAGTCTTCCTTGCTTCTATCTCCATTGTATTCTTTAATTATTTTATCATCTTTTGTTAATACAATAGTAGGAAACCCTGATATATTGTATTTATCTATTCTATCCTTTTCTTCGCGATTGTTATATTTGTTAAAAGTTACTTGGTCGCCGTACTGGGTTTTTAATTGATCCCATGCATCAGATTCATTAAAGCGATCGCAATGCCTGCACCCATCCATGTAATAATACTCTAAGCAATAATTGCGCTTTCCAGTGAATTTCTCCATTATAGTTTGGTTAAAATAAAACATTACAAATATAGCTAATATCAAAAAAGCTATTACAACTACCATGGTAATAATATTGCTGTTATTGTTTTTACTGCGATTGCTTCTGACGGTACTTGAACTATTGAAAGTACTGGAAGTACGGATAGTACTCCTTCCAGCCATTAAATAGTCTAAACTTCTTCTAAATTATAATTAGATAATAATTATTTAGCAGCTAAAATATTATAATGTCTTTATTGCATATTTTCTTAAACTCTTTCTTGAGATTGCCATGATCGTTACTTCCTTTACTATCGAATATTACAACATTGTAAAAGTCTGAACCGTAAGGGTTCTCGTTATCAATTGAATCCTTGATAAATTTAATAAAGTTATCTTTTTCTATTAGGAAAATACGAGTATCTAAACTGTCGTAATTTATATTATCGTATTTATCTATAACATAGGCATTGTAATTATTAGTATTCAAGATATTTTTGCTATCTTCAATATTTTTACATACAATTATAGTCCTGTATACCAAATTATTTCTGTATAGTTCTTCCAACTTTTTTAATATCTCGCACATATTAATAATATTAAGAGCTTGTGCTTTATGTATATTATGAATTAAAAAATGAGTACATAATTTATTTGAAATTTCTAAAATTTTTTCAATTATGTACTCAAAATTATAAACAGAGGATTAAGTATATAACAAGATACCCTTATTATAACTAATAATGAGTGAACAGATCATAAAGATCAATATAGAAGAATTTAAAAGAGAATATGAAAATATCACAACGATACCATCAAATATATTAGAAAGGTCGCTTGAAGTTAAAAATACATACTCGTGTTTTAACTCTTTTTATGATCCTAAAATGATATGGGCCAAGAAGATTTATAATAACAGCAAGGATAAATATAATAAACCAAGGGCTAATAATAGGGTTCGTATTATTATCCCCGAGTTTTCTAAGAATTCTGAGACCAAAAGGTGTTTTATAGGTTATTTAAATAAATTATCTCATAAAAATAAAGACAATATATATGATAAAATACGAGAAATAATAAATAATAGTGAAAATTTAGATGATGTCTTTAGTATAATTTTGAATTATATTAAAACGAGTGACGACGATATATACTGTAATATATTGGACTTCTTTAACGCCGAGTATTTAACTGCTAATATCAATAATCAATGGGATAATTATATAAATAATAAAGGGTGGAACCCGCCCCCCTACGTATATGAAAACAACCTTCTATTGCTAAACGATGAATATGATATGTATTGTAAATATATTAAATGGAAAAAGGGAATACATAACATGAATAAAGTATGGGCGAAGTATAAGAACGACGAGCTTATTGTATTACTAAATAATATCTGCGACCACATATATTTTATAATAGATTCTAATGATCATAAATATCACAAATATATATTAGATATATTATTGGAACAAATATATAAATTATTGTGTATAAAAAAATACCCCAATATTATTAATAAAATTAAAAATATAGATATTAAAAATTATGATAGTTCAACTAAATTCCTTATTTATAATATTTTAGAGTTATAAAAATAAAAAAATTATTTCTATATAATAGTATAGAGTAAGAAATAGTATAATGAAAGCAAACAACAACAACCTGTCTTTTTACAGTAGCGCAATAATTCAAGCTATATTTGCAATACTGCTAATAATCATCCTGAGTTACATTTATAAGCTTGAAAATATGGGCTGCGAATGCTCTGAACATCCTAATAAAGAGTTCATCAAAAACTTTACAATAGTTGCTTTAGCATATTTCCTAATAACATCTATAATATCTCTTAAAAGCGTTGCCGAAAGCATGGGATTCGTAGTTGTCCAACTGCTATCTATAGCAACTTTTGTGTTCTTCCTAATGTTCGTAGTATATATATATTACGCATTCGATTATGTTAGATATTTAACCAATGAAAAATGCAAATGCTCTGAAGATATAAGCAGAGATATTATATCCGTAGGTACCATGATATCCCTATTTTTATTCTTAACCTCGCTTTTCACTATTATAATCGTCCCTATATTACTAAGCACTTTAAGTAACCTATTAAACAGAATAGAAGTTTTTGAAAGTGAAATTGAGGATACTGTAAGCAATCCTTTTAGAACTATACAACGAACTCCAGATAAAATCCTATCTTCTGTAAAAGACATGGGCAAATTTGTTAATAGCTCTGCTAAAAAAATAACCAATCTAAGAAGAAGTAAATATTAAATTCGACCAACTCTCTTTTACACCCTTGAAGATTTAAAATGGCACAAAATATTTATTTTTTTATTGTGTATTATTATGAAGTAAGCAAATATCCTATTGATAAAGTCATTTGTTTAGATGAAACTTCCATACAACATGCCATGATGTTAGAGTATGGTAGATGTCAGTTAGGTAAGAAGTGTGTTGTAAAAACAGATGATAACTATGTATTTAGAAAATTCACATTATTAGTAGCAATAAATAATTCAAGGTGTGTAGGTTCTAAACTATATCAACAAGGTGGTAGGACGAAAGAAAGATTTGTAGATATCTTATAAGAACATGTCTTTAGTAAATACAAAGACCATCTAATCATATTAGATATTGCTGGAAGTCATAATAACCATTTTGTGAAAGATGCTATTATCAATAGTGGTAATAAATATTTATTTAGCATTCCATATACACCGACAACAAACAGCCCTATAGAAAATTACTTTAATCAAATAAAGCATCATCTTAAGTTAAATAAAAGGGTATTGAAATATGATGAATTGAATGAAGAAATAAAAAAATGCTATTAAAATGGTAAGAAAAGAAAATTATAGAAACTATTTTAATAATGCTTATAATAAGAAAGGATTGAGACAATACAAAAGAAAATTATCAACCAGATACAGAAAGACTAAAACATATAAAATAACATAAGAATATATTATATATAAATATAAGATTATAGCATCATTATACGACTTAAAACACAATTGTATCCAGAACAACAGAGGCAAATAAATGATGAACTGATAAATGTTTTGAACTTGAATGAAGATATTTCCCTTATCTTACACGAATTAGATATGAATAAAGAACTACAAGAACAGATTATGAACTTCTTACCAAAGATACATACTTATTTTTCTATGAGTACTATAACAACAATATCATGCCCTGAAAAGATTAAGATACCATACTTATCAATTATTCGTCATCTATTGAAAGATGAATATCAAATTTTGAGTACAGAATATAAAATCAAAGTAGAACCTAAACCCATAAGGACAAAGAAGTATTATTTTATCAAAAAAGTAGCAGATAGGCAAGATATAAAAATTGACTATTGTAGTATAAAATACACATATACCATTATGAACAACCAAGAGAAAGGTCTGTTATATGAGAAAATTGAAACTGAATGGTTATATCAATAGAGTAAAAAAACGAACAAAAGATGATTAACAAGTTCAAAAACATATTTGGAGATACTGATATGTTGTCGTATGCTTTGGTGATTTTGAACAACGCAAACATATGAAATATAAAGAACCAATTGATGGTAAAGGTATTAGAACTTTATTCAAAAAATCAGGTTATAATACCTATTTAGTTGATGAGTTTAGGACAAGTTGTAAATGTTGTAATTGTGAAGGAGGAGATTATGATAAGAGGAAATCCTAAACAATGGAAAAATAACTATGCTTTAGTATATGGGCTATTACGCTGTAAGAGCGGTTGTGGATTATGGAACAGGGATGTTAATGGTGCTAAAAACATTTATAAAATAGCTTATAATCATATAAATGGATTAGATAGACCAGTATATCTATGTAGAAGCAAACAATCAGATACATTACACGATGTATCCAACCATAATTTATAGGTATCAAAGTTTTGATACTTCCTTGAAGACACAAAGTAATAAACCTGTAATGAATATTGTTTTTACAGAACTTTGTGCCATTTAAAATCTTCAAGGGTGTAAATTATTATTTATATAATAATTATATATTCAAAGTTCTACCCCCTTTTTTAGGACGACCCTTGTTTTTTAATATTTGTATATCAGCAGTATCCTCGATTATTGAGGTTATTTCTTCATCGCTTACAGAGAGTGTTTCAATATTATTATCACTATCGTCAATAGATATCTTACTATGAACATTCCTTATTATACTATCAATATCTTCGGCTGGTTTTCTCATATTCTGTGATTGTTGCATTCTTTGCTGATGTTGTTGCTGTTGCTGCTGTTGTTGCTGTTGCTGCTGTTGCTGCTGTTGCTGCTGTTGCTGCTGTTGCTGCTGCTGATACATAGGCATTTTTGATAGAGGAGGTTCACTATTTAGAGAACCAAAAATACTGCTAACCATATTAAAAAGCCCCATACTATCATTTCCAGAATTTCCAGAACCCCTGTTTTGCGACATTTGAGGAAATTGTTGATCATTGTTTCCTATTATATATTGTTTTGCAGCCGCATTTTGAAATTGTTTCATTAATTCCGGATTAGATTTTAATACATTTTCTATATCTGGCAATGGCTGTTCTTTAAACATTCTACTGGTTAAATGAAACATAAATGCGCTACCTGATAAAGACATAAATAATCTTAGTTCAGGAGCCATTTTTTTACCAGTAGCCTTATATTTATAATGTAATTCTTCAAAAATATCATCATAATCATTTATATTTTCATTTACCTGCTCAGACCATCCATCAAGACGAATTGATAGAGGATTGTACCGACTATTTAAATATTCAGTCCCTGATATAAAAGCCATTAACATTTTTTGTTGAAAACGAACACTGCCATCTAATTCTTTTTCTCTTATTATTCTATTATATTCTGTTTTAATCTCTTCTAAATCAGAATTCATATTGAATTTAAAAGGTAATTTAAAGCCCTTAGATTCTAATCTATCTAACTGATAAATTATCTCTCGTTTTTCATTTATTTCAAGTTTAAGTAGTTCTTTAGGGCTTAAAAATTTTTTTTTATCATTATAATTCCCGATTCTACCATCATCACCGCGTTCCCCTCTTCCACTTTCGTCGCTCTCTCCGCCGCTTTCGCAACTTTCGACACTCTCTCCACTCTCTTCGCTTTTGCCGCTCTCATAACTTTCTTTACTGTGTCTGCTATTACTGCTATCTCCGCTTTCTTCGCTATCGTTGCTATAAGAGCTTGAATAGCTTTTGTAACTTTTTTTACTTACAACATCTTCATCAAATCTATTGCTCTTTTTAATAACCTTATTTTTATAGATATTATTCATGTTTTTAATATAATCTTGTTTCCCCCGTGGAGAACTTGCACACGATGAACTCGCTGAAGACATTGAGATCACATCGTCACTTATTTTTTTCCTGTTAAAGAGCTCGTTATTTAATGAATTATCTCCAGATTTATTATTGCCTCGAGGAATATTGAAATTAAATGCTTGTTGATTATTAAAACTATCTCTATTTAACTCTATTAAATCATTATTTTGGTTATTAAGAGTTGATATTAAAGCCATATTATATATTTATTTTGATATTAAATGTTTATATATCTATTATAATATTTTAATCAGCATTAATACGCATCTATAAAAATGAAAAATATATTATTGTAATGCAGATAAATGATAAGATTATTCCAACATTATCATCTCGTGCGCATAAATCTTATTATAATTATTTACTATATCGCTGCTGCTGCCGCTGCTGCCGCCGCTGCCGCCGCTACCGATAGCACATCGGATATAAGATATTGCCTGTAAACATGCGTCGCTCAAATCATCCTTTTTCTTATTTTCGTTGAAAAGTTTCTTTAAATATTCGTCTTCGCTAATATATTGTTTGCACAGTTCTATGCTAAGTAATTTATTATTCTTATATTTATCCTTACGGAACCCCTTCTTATTCTTGGGTTCATCTGGTTTTGTATTAGCTATATTTATTACATAGTTGTGATGCTTGGTTTTCAAAGATGCATTTATTAAAATAACATTTCCGACCTCCTTGTCCCAAAACTTAATTAAACTAAAATACCCGTATATTATATGCTGTATGGTCTTCATAATACCGTTGAGATTAGAAGGCTGGTTCTCGATTAATACGTAATCAATAGTGTTTATATTTTTACTTTTAAGATCTCCGACGATGTTATCCATATTCATATAAATTCGCTCAGTAATATCTTCGATACCCTTGATTTCCTTCTTGCTATCAGCCAATGCTATTATTCGCCAATCAATTATCTCCAGAGTATTCTGAGTCTGAGTATCTGCTATATCATTCTTTTTAATTATACAAAGCGCCAAATTTTTAACCCCAATATCAAAACTAATATATATCATAATATCATTATTATAAGCATTATATCATTATATCATTATGCTCTTTTGCATCATATCGACATTCTTGGAAGTGTACTGTCTTATATTATGGCTCTTTATTAATATTACCAAATCCTTCCAGAAATTATCGTTAACATATCTCAAATTGTACTTATTGATTTTCTTGCATTTTTTATATAGCCACTTATATATTTTTTCCAAACATTCGGGGTTATTATAATTCCTGCACATTCTCTGTTCCTTCGTCAATTTACTTATGTAATTTTTAATGTTAGCACAGCTGATATCGTCAGGTACTACATCTTTCAAATTATTGAATTTAACATAATTATACGTTGGACATATCAACAAGTTATCATTGTAATCTATAAAAGTAGGATTGTTGTCTATTATAAGCAGGTGCTTTTTAATATCAAATGTACTCGAGAACTTTATATTTTTTTTAATAAGCGGTAATATTTTATTAATAGATTTTTTTATACTACCATCCTTATCTATTATACAATTGTCCCTCGTAAGCAAAGGTCTATCGAATTTAAAATTGTTATTCTTCTCTATTATAGAGATCTCTTTGTTTGCCCATTTTTTTTCCGAAGCAGTATATACATAAAAATAAGAAACCGGATATAACTTCTTCATTGCCTGAATAAAATGAAAAAAATGCGGTCTTATCAATAAGGACTTCTCGTTATAGCTCTCATTCAGAGATTTTTCGCACAAAATCTTATATTTATTTAAATTTTTTTTATCATATGTTTTTATCAACTCCATGATATTATATATATCACATTGATAACTGCAATTGCCTATTATAGTCCCGTCTAAATCTATTATAAATATATATGGTTCTATATTATTATTCATAAATCTATTATAATAATATATTAGAATATTGCTGTATATTAGAATAGTTATTAGTTATAATGAACTCAGACGAATATATAAGCAAATATGCTTCTACAAAAAATAATAAGGGATATTTATCGAATTCTGTAGGCAGTAAATATCTTTCCGAAGTGAAGAAAAAGACCAGCGATGAGTTGGTAGATATAGATAATTATTTTATGAATAAAAATATTAAATATAATTTGGATAGCAGAATCTTTTATAATAATCATATTCGTAAGAAAATAAAAAACGTGAGTTCCAAGCAATGCTTGAGTATTAGTAAGACCAGTGATACTATGAACCCCGAATATAACATTAAAAATACAATAATTCTCACAAGACGCTTTGGTACATCGAGTGTATATGGATATATTTATATAGCAAAAATAAAAAACGAAATTGGTTCGCGCCCCATCGCCGCAAAACTCATGGTTCGAAATTATAGAAACTTATTAGAAAGTACTCTTAACGAAAAGATAACGGAGAAAATTGTTAAAAATAAAATATCGAGACATTTCATTTTGACTTATAAGGCAATATACTGCAACGTTTTGTCTGATAAAAATACACCGAGAATTATTAGCGGCGAAAAATATATTATTCTGCTAAATGAATTAGCGCATGGCGATTACAAGAGTCTATGTAAGAAAAAAGATTTTTTAAAAGATAATAAAGTACTGTATAATATTTTTATTCAAATGATGTTATCTATAATGACTCTGCATTCATTCGGATACATTCATCGCGATTGCCATTGGGGTAACTTCCTATATCATAATAATAATGAGAAAGGCTATTATCAATATAAAATAAATGGTCAGATATACTATTTGGAAGCATGCCCATACTCTATATATTTATATGATTTTGGAATAGCCAAAGAGATCAATGATTCTCATATTAAATATATACCAGAAGACTATGTGAGAATTACTGGTGCTTTCAGGAATAAAAATAACTATTATAAATCATGGTTGGCTAAAATTAATATACCTTCAAACTTACCTTCTAAAGAGATTTCCATATTTGCGGTGAATTTTGGTAATCAAATAATTAATTTCTATAATGAGAATAAGAGCGCCAATAGTAGCACATTTTTAAATAAAATAACCCAAGAACTAATTAATATATTTTTAAATATCCCGCATAATATGTTTACCGATAAAAAACCCCTTAATTCTAAAATTATTAACTCCACGCCATTTATAATAGAAACTTAGGATACCAATAGATCTATTGTGCGGTCTTCTATATTTTTTACGAAATTCTTATGCCTGTCTTCTATATATTCTCCCATACTCTCGAAGCCGCAAAATATCATCTCGTCAATTTGCTCTTTTTTTAGCTGCAATTTCATCCCTAATCTACTGAATTTTATGTCCATCGTGCTCTTTAATGGTAAATTCTTAGGATAATAAAAGTTTTTTATCTTGCTATTATTAATCTGTGCGGTTAGCACATGTTTAACTCTTAATACATTTAAGATATTAAATAGCTGCTTTAGAATATAGATTAAGTTGATATTTTTCGTTTTCTCAATAATCCGTCCCTCTTTTTGTAATACCATCCCTATTATATTCTCGCTGGGCACATGGTCAAATATCTTAATGGGAAAATTATTAGTCAAGGCCCCATCATAATAGTAATCTTCTATATGTATTGGTTTAAACAATAGAGGGATACACATAGAAGCACAACAAGCATCATACACACATATATCTGGTGTATCCTCAATAGAAAAAATCTTATTTTCACAGGAATTTATATTTGTTGCAGACATATAGATATTGACCCCAAATATCTTTGATATATCCCTGAAAGTTAATTTATCGTCTAAATGCGGATACTTTTTTTTTATAGCAACTTTTAAATGATTTATAAAAAGCTCCATATCACATATTCCATACTCCGTTATTAATTTAATATAATTTTTTATAGGAACATTGCATAAATCATTATCGTATTGCATATTGTATACCAATTCCTCCATTTCCTCTATTTCTAATTTAAAAGCAAACATTAGACCTACGAAAGAGCCTATTGAACATCCTGCGATATGAGTGATTTTTTTATGCAAGTTTGTTATATATAAATACCTCAGGGCTCCTAAAAACATAACTCCGTGCATTCCGCCTCCAGATAAAACTAAATGTGTTATATTCATATTTACCATATTTACATTCGTATTAGATGAATAATTATATAATTTCTTATATATGAGAATTATATTCTTGAATATTTACATTATAATATAATAGGGCGCTCTTTGACGCATTGTTCTCAGCTTCTTTTTTGGTACTGCCCGTAGAAGTCGCAATAATAGAACCATTCTTATCTTTGATACAATAAGTAAATACTCTAACATTATCCTTGATAGAAATATTCAATTCTTTAAACTGTGGCACATCTTGCAAATAATGTAACATATGAGATACGAGCATATCCTTATAATTATTTTTAATTCTTATTAGTTCGCAGAAATCTATATAATTTTCAATAATATAGATGATCCAACTTTCTACTACGTAATATCCAGCACCGCTAATAGGCGTAACTCTTATATTGGAGGGAAGCGAGACCTCGTCGGCATCTGTTTGAAAATCTAAATAAAGAGCTCCTAAGAATGCTTCGAAAATATCCTCCATAATCTTATAATTATTTCTTCCTCCGGATTCTTCGACTTGTTTTGAAATTATTGCAAATTTAGGGAGACCTATCTTTTCCGACAAATATCCGAGCATCCGCCCGTTAACTATTTTAGTCCTTATTTTTGATAAGAACCCTTCGTTCTGATCAGGGAATCGTAGATATAAATAATTTGTTACAATCATACCAAGTAGAGAATCGCCGAGAAATTCCAAACGTTCATAGGACATATCTTGTAAAGGCAGGCATCCCGTGGGACAATTAGCATTACTCTTATCAAAATCCGCATTTTTCATAGTACAATAAGATTTATGAACGAATGCAACACGATATAAATTGATATTTTTAATTTGTAACCCCAAGAGCCCATTGCTATTCAACAAATTATCTAAATCCTCGCGTTGCAAGAGGATATTCTTGTTATTATAAGGCTGATTCTCGATATCAATCTCCATCGTTTTATTGTGAATATTTTCGATTCTTTTCATTTTAGCAATTATATTATTATATTATTATATTAATTATATTATATCATTTTTTATATATATAAATAATAAATGTATTTTTCTTTTAAATAGAGTAAGATAATATGAGTTATCTAGAAAATGATACTATGCCCCCTGTAATACAAATAGATTCAGTTGCCATAGGTTTACAACTCAATGATGACTTTGAAGCTAAAAATTTAAACAGATTAGATCTGCGGAGAAAAGAAGAATTTTTAGTTGTAGGAGAGAAAACATATCATTTAAACGATTTAAATAATACTTCAAATACAAAATGGAGTTTCATTGTAAATGATAATGGTGTTGCAATAAATACATCGCGGCGTTTAGCAGACACGTATTTAACCACTGATACATCTCTGTATGTTGATAAAAACATTCATTGTTCGGGGATCATAAAGGCCGCTGGATTGCAAATTAGTAATATTATTATAGACGATGCGAATCCAATTACTTGCAATTTAGTCAAAGAGTTCATCGATAAAACGAACCAACTTTTAGGTACCCAACCATTCAAAATTAGCAGTTTAGATAGCTATTTTGAAAACATATATAATCACAATTACAAAGTCACTAACATATATACCCCGTCCTATGTTACATTCGGTGGCGAAGTAGATACGTATAACAATACACATCCCTTGAATATCGTTACTACACCAAACAATAAGTTCGGCAATATGCACATTTCTATCAGAAACGATACAAACAATGACGATGGAGAGCCCGTTAAAATGTGCATGGGTATTATCGGCGGCTTCAAAAATTCTCCTGCTATTATTTCTACATCTAAGGGCGTCCCTTTGGAATTTCATGTTAGCAAATCTTCTATAGACATAGAATCTCCTTACGGAAATAATGCAGTACCTACGTATTCCAATATCAGCAATATACCGGCGATGACTATAGACGCTAATAATAACGTGGGAATTGGTACAAACGTTGCATCGAAATATATATATCAAAAGAGAACACTTTATAACAATAAAATATCGGCAGATTATTATGAAAAAGATGCGAGATTAGATATAAAAGGTGGAATTGCAGCTTTTGAAGATATTTTGATTAAAGATTATGAGACAGGTTTGTACAAACATACTGACGATATTTATATAAGAAATAGTGGTCTCGGAGCTTTGAATGCTACGCAAATAAATGGCGGTGATTTCACGGACGAACAATACAATTTTAATAATAATCTTTCTGTTAATAATTTGCTAAATGCTAAAAATGCTATAATTCAGAGCAACATAGAAATTAAGAATAATACTAAGACGGATTCTTTGAATGTCGAGAATACTGCAGTATTTAACGGCAATGTAGTATTCAGCAAAAACATCGATTTTACCAACACAGATGTTCTCAATATTAATAATCTGAATGTAAATCTCGATATTCAAAATGATATTTTTATAAATAATAAAAAGATAGTCCCATTGGATTTAACAGATCCCTATACTGGTTATACGAATGTAATAAATAAAAACGGGAGCAACTTCATATTCATGTATATAAGTAGCAATATCGCATATCTTGATGCAAACAGCAATGTTAGCTTTCCGAATAAGATGGGTCTTGGGCTTAAACCGAGCGATAAGTTCGAGGCTATCTTAAATATCACAAATGATGGTAAGATTTCCAGCAATACCTTTGATATATTATTAAAAAATACAGTAGACGACAAGCAGTATATTGCTAACATAGGCAGATTGTCGCGCTTCGACAATATGGACAACAGTTTAATTATTAATACAAATAAGGTAGCAGGTAAAAAGAACAACATATATTTTTATCCAGAAACAGATGTTAAATCATTGACTACCAATTACTATTCGTGCAACATAGCAAATACATATCCTACGTTGGCTATAGCGAAGAACAGTATAGGTATTAACAAGTTGAAACCAGATTCTATGATGGCCCTTGACGTAAATGGTAATGTATCAGCAAGCGAATACTATGTTAATTCTGGAAATAATTATAGCAAAACAAAGGCCTTTGTCTATAACAGAAATAAGGATTTTTTTAACATCTATGATAAAGCATGTGATAAATTTTGCATTAATTACAAGGAATCCAGAGAAGAAGCGCATAATATGAGAGGACTGAATGTAAAAAAAGGAATAAATGCGGATTTTTATTATCAAAATAATATATTGTTAGAAAATCTACGGCGAGCAAGTGATGATTCCAGTTTTTATACGAATAAGAACATATCTATTGGGTGGAAAGGAGAGGACAATGTGGCTCCATTACAGGTACGCAATATATTAACAAATGATTATAATTATTCGACTATCCGCATATATCGCGGTGTTACTGGTGGAGGTAAATATAATAACGCTGATTATAGCGGTATTGATATATGCGAATATGAGAGAGATTTGAACTCCGATCGAAATAAAGAGAAATGGTTTATTTATAAAAACCACAAATATAATGATATAGATAGCCGAGATGTAAAACGCGTAGGTCCTTTGCAAATCGGATATACTAATAAAACAATAGAGCCAACCTCTTATGGTATGTCTTTTTATTATGATACGGTTAAATCAAAATATCATATAGACGTCAACAATCCCAAAGTTTCTTATAAAGATGATTCTGCGATGACTATATATGGTGATCTTAGTGTACATGGAAATATTAATATATTAGATAATTACGGATGCAATTTTAATTTTAATTTTAAAGGCGTAACCGCACAATTAGAGAAGGTAGACAAATACGTAGACAAGTATTTCAATTATATTTCTTGTAACATTCTTAATAATGCTTATAATAACTCCTTAAATAAGATAATAACCTCGTTTGATATTTTCAGACCCAAAGATAATATCATAATTGATTGTATAAATAATATCGAAATACCCTTAATTGTTAAAAATGTTAATAATGTTAATAATGATAATGGCGATGAGACAGAAGAATGGAAGCCGACTGCAAAGTTTATTACCTATTCTAAGAAAGATGTTAGCTACTCCTCTATAGAATTATCGATATACAATAGCAACTTTTATCGTATAAATGATGCCGATGATATTGCTGGAGATAATATCAGAAGTTCTGTGGAAATTAGTACGTGTCTTAAGGATAACAATACTATATTGGATTTTAACGTTTTAAATAGCGGATCTCATAAAAATTTTCTCAGATTTGTTAATAACACCGACAGCACCGGAGATATTATAAATACCGTAGCGCATTTGGGTATAGGCGAAAGTGTGAATTCAAATATATTATTGCATATCGACGGAAATGCTAAGTATGGAATGCAGATAACAAACAAGTCTTATCCTGCAACTATTAATCTTGTAAATTCCGAAGGAGGAAAAGATGTCTATCACAGTATTTCAGGAGGAGATGTTAATAACAAGAATATATTCACGATAGATGTGGCAGCTAAAAGTTATAGCGAATATAATCCAGACCTTGTTACTGTATTCTCTATAGATGCTTTTGATAATTATAAATTAAGAAAAGGGGCGCGATTCGGATTTAATGATACTGATATATATTTGAGTGAGGAAAATAAGGTAAACAAGGCTACGGTTGTAATTAATAGCGAATACGATAATTCGGCTACGGCTATTACAAATAGATACACATACGATTTCATCTATGAAAGTAGCGTAAATATAGCTTATAGCAACATATATTTTGCTTCGACATCTAATTGGAATAATGATTTCAAAATATACAATAGTTCTACTAAGCAAAGTATTAGTACATTGCCAAATATAGATGAGAATGGCATTGAGATAAATTCTACAAATTCTGTGAGAGACGATTTTGTTATTAGCAAAAACAATATATTAACAAAGAGATTATTTTACACTACGATACACGATAATATAGAATATATAAACAACTATAGCAATTTAGAAATAACCTGCGCGAGTTATGATTATGGCTTGGTTGCTAATATAGAAGCTTATGGAAGCATATATACCAATACTCATAGCAATAACCTGTTTAACATAGCTCCTCGTAAAATTATAGATATCTATAATGACTTGATAATTGACGAGGGATCTCTTGAAACTACAGAAATAAATATTACAACTGGTATATCCCACGATTTGTCTGGGCGCAATTTAGTATTTAACTATTCGTATTACAATCAATATAGAAAATCATTAAATATAGATTATGATATTGCTATAACAAGCCTTTTAACACATGATGTGATATCCGATAGTAATTATATAAATGTTAGTAATAGCATTTTAACTAAACTATTGCCTTTCGACGAGAATAGCTTGATAATTGATAAGATATATACAGAATTAAATGAAGATAGAATAGATATAGATAATGATATAGAGAACTCTATATATATCGAGTATTCTAATCTATATCTCAGGACATTAACTACAAATATAGTGAGATACAATTCAAATATCAATTATTCCGAGAAATACTATGCGATACATAGCAACTATCTTGATATCAATGCGTCAAATATATTTATCGAGAAACTATTCAATACCGATGCTTCTCTATTTGTATCTTCTAATATAATCGGTAACAATGTATTTATTAAAACTTCTAATTACACCATAAATCATCTTGTTGATTCTCTCGAACCTTATGATACCGAGTTGAAACTAATTAATTCAAATGTGTATATAGACTCTTTCAATATTTTAGGGTATACGTGTAACAATACTTTGGTAATAGAAGAATATGTTAACGATTATAGCAATATTAATTTAGAAAATTTCATAATAGGGATTAGAAATTATAATAAGACTAAATATCATCCCCATATTTCTTTAATAAATACTGTAGAGAATAGCTATAACATATCTTGCAATATCCACGAGATTTATAGTTATGATGGGACATTTGAAATTAATTACATTGATGATGATAATAATGATTTCAGTGCTCTTAAAATAGATAAGAACAGAAACTTGATTATTGGAGGAGGAATAAGATCCGAAGGGAATGTTGAGATAAACAATGATTTGATAATTTCGGGAAATATATATGATATATATGGTAATAATTTATTGAATATTTATACTTCTAATGGCATCCCATTATCTCAAGAGTTCAAGTTAACTCAGGGAATGATTGTGCAAACTGTTCATAAAACTTATAGGGATACAAAAGCTAAGGAAGATAATACTACATCATGGGTTCCTATTGATATCGATAATCTGGAGACAGGCTTTGTTATTAAAATTAAACCGTCGCATGCTTCTTCAAAAGTCCTTATATCGATGTCTTGCCATATTGGCATGGATTATGCAGAAAACTCGCGATGGTGGGGTATTCAACTGTATAGGAAAATCGGGGACGGCGAATGGTTACCTATAGAAAATGCTAATGGTTCTAATGATGAATGGTTGGAAGGTTCGCCATGCTGGATATCTCATAATATGGGAGCCGATAGCAGTCTTTACTCGCAGTCTATAATAAATGTTTCTGGGTCTTACGAGGATTCTCCTGAAACCGTAGAAGATGTTTATTATACCGCTTATTGGAAATCGAAATTAAATAATTCTTTTGGTAGACTCTATATCAATAGACCGGCTACTATAAGTAACGGAAGTACTTCGAACTATCCTTTAACATCTTCGAGTTGGACGGCGAGTGAAATTTGGAACAACGGCTTATCATATGTACCTATGGATTCGGTAGTAAGCATTGCATATAATAAGGTAGGCATAGGAACTGTTCCTGCTCAAAACAGCGAATATAAATTAGATGTAAATGGAACTTTAAACGCTAGCAATTATTTTATCAATGGTAAACCGTTGAGTCAAATCTCTAATGACTTCAAGTTAACTCAGGGAATGATTGTGCAAATGATACATAAAACATATAGAGATACAAAAGCTAAGGAAGATAATACTACTTCTTGGGTTCCCATAGATATCGATGATCTTGAGACAGGCTTTGTTATTAAAATTAAACCAACACATATTACTTCAAAAGTCGTTGTATCAATGTCTTGCCATATAGGCATGGATTATGCTGAAAACTCGAGATGGTGGGGTATCAAATTGTATAGAAAGATTGGTGACGGTGAATGGTTACCTGTAGAAAATGCTAACGGTTCTAATGATGATTGGTTAGAAGGCTCTCCATGCTGGGTATCTCATAATATGGGAGCGGATAGTAGTCTTTACTCGCATTCTATAATAAACGTATATGGATCTTACGAGGATTCTCCTTCAACTACTAATTTTGTTTATTATACAGCTTATTGGAAATCAAAATTAAATAATTCATTTGGCCGACTCTATATCAATAGACCAGCTACTATAACCGGCAGCGGCAGCGGCAGCACATATACATCTAACTATCCTTTAACATCTTCGAGTTGGACTGCAAGTGAAATATGGAATAATGGGGAACCTTATGAGCCGGTGGATACTGGAGATAATACAATAATAATAGCGAATAATAATGTAGGAATAGGAACTGTACCGCAACAAAATAGCGACTATAAGCTTGATATTTACGGAGCTTTAAATGCGAGCAATTATTTTATCAATGGAAAACCATTAACACAAGACTTCAAGTTAACTCAAGGTATGATTGTGCAAACCGTTCATAAAACTTATAGAGATACAAAAGCCAAAGAGGATAATACTACAGCATGGGTTGCAATTGATAATAATCTTGTTGCCGGTTTTGTTATTAAAATTAAACCTTCGCATGCTACATCGAAGGTCCTCATTTCGATGTCTTGCCATATTGGTATTGATTATGCAGAAAACTCGAGATGGTGGGGTATTCAATTGTTCAGGAAAATCGGTAGCGGCGAATGGTTACCTGTAGAAAATGCTAATGGCTCCAATGATGATTGGTTAGAAGGTTCGCCATGCTGGATATCTCATAATATGGGAGCAGACAGCAGTCTATACTCGCATTCTATAATAAATGTTTCAGGGTCTTACGAGGATTTTCCTGAAACCATAGAAGATGTTTATTATACGGCTTATTGGAAATCGAAATTAAATAATTCTTTTGGCCGACTCTATATCAATAGACCAGCTACTATAAGCAGTGGAAATGATGTATATACTTCGAACTATCCTTTAACATCTTCTAGTTGGACTGCAAGCGAAATATGGAATAATGGGGAACCCTATGTACCTGTAAATAACGGAGATGATACAATAAGTATAGCATATAATAAGGTGGGTATAGGAACTGTTCCACAGCAAAATAGTGCATATAAATTGGATGTAGTAGGAGATATCAGAGCGAATAATATTGGACAGACGAGTGATTATAGAATTAAAAAAAATATAGAGAGTATCAATAATGTTCTTGAAAGTGTTAATAGCTTGCGCCCTGTATCATATCTAACATTAGACCAACAAAGTACCGATAAGAAATCTTATGGATTTATAGCTCAAGAATTAAAAGAAATTTTCCCAAATATTGTAAACGAACCAAATGACGGTAACGATTTCTATAGCATCAAATACATATCTATGATACCATTACTTGTTAAATCAATTCAAGAATTAAATAGTACAATTAAATTAATGCGTGAAGAAATTGATACTCTTAAGCAAAACTAAATTATAAAAATATATATATAATTATTAAGATAGAGAATACAATGCCTGTTATTTTAAGTACCAGTAATATTATTATCGATTATTGAACAAGTAACTTTACCATAGAAACAGTCAAGAGAAAACTAATTATTAATAACGTAGATGATCCTAAAAGGAGCTCAATGGACTTATAGTTCAGCTAATCTGAGTGTTTATCATATGCGTAATGTTGGTATTTATAATCGGACTCCAAGTTATCAATTGGATGTAACAGGTTCAATGTTTGTTTCTTCCACTGCTTATACAGAGAGTGGACAAACTGTATGGACAATACCATCAGATCGAAGAATAAAAGATAATATCGTTAAAGCATCTTATGAAAAATATTTTGATAATGTTAAAAACATTGATCTATACAGATTTAATTTTAAGAATAATGTAGTAAATACTAATGACTTTAATCAGTTAGGTTTTATAGCTCAAGAGGTACAAAGTGTATATCCAAAAGCCGTAGAAGTAAATAAGATTCAAGATAAAACCAGAGAAATACCTGATTTACTAAGCTTAAATGCAACACAAATTAAATATACATTATATGGTGAGGTTAAACATCTATTGGAAAAGATTGAAAAACTTTAAAAAAAATTATTGAGTATAGATACCTCAAATATCATAGATACCTCAAATATTATAGATACCTGTATTATAGAATACCTAACTGGTATAAGTACCTCAAATAATTAAGAATAGAGTCTCTTAATTTTTTTTTATTCTAAAGATATAATATCTCGCTAATTATATAGATACGAATACACAAAATGAATATCTTAAATGTAGGATATGGTATAGCAAGACCTCAGGCTCGCTTTCATTTAGTTCAATCGAACGTATCTCTCAGATTGGAAGACCCGCGTAACGATGAAAGCGCAAGTGTTAATATAGAATTAAAGACAGGATCTGGAACATATGGTACGAGTTCTAACACTGATTGGAAATTATGTTCAACTAACTCGTCATTCAAAATTTCAAGCCTTTCAAACAATAATATAGTAGACGTATTTACTGCAAACAAGAAAGGCGATGTTATTATACCGAAAGATATGTATATCGAAGGTAACCTTATATTAAATAACAGAGATCTATTTGCAGACATTACTTCAGATACAAGCAACATATATGCGAATATATTATATAACAGTAATCTATTAATAACAGATTACACTTCTAAATTTGCATTTGCATCTCAATCTATTTTGGATACCAGCAATCTCTTAGTATCTGATTACACTACTAAATTTAATTATACATCTCAATCTAATTCTGATACCTGCAATCTCTTGGTATCCGATTATACTACTAAATTTGCAGATACATCCAAAGCTATCTCAGATACCAGCAATCTATTAGCTACAGATTATACTACTAAATTTGCGGATACATCCAAAGCTATCTCAGATACCAGCAATCTATTATCTCAAAAAATAACAGATTTATCAGCTGATAGTATCGCTGATGGAGTTACAAATAGATTCATAATTAATGATAAATACAATAGCGACTTAGAAATAATAGGTAACTTAACAGCTTCTAACTTGATAATTTATGGTGAAAATACAATATTATATACTGATGTATATACCACAGAACAATTAAAAGTAGAAAATCAAGGGTTAGGAAGTGCATTGGTAGTTAAACAAATTAACTCTTCTTACAACATCTTCAATGCATCAAATAGCGATTCTGAAGTATTCACTATTTTAAATGACGGTAGTGTTGGTATTGGTGGTATAATACCGTCTGGGAATAATTTATTAGAAGTAAAAGGTAGCATAAATATTGTATCAGAATCAGGAGATGACTTTAAATTTACCCTAAATGGTCGTGATATAATAACAGAAACAAGCAACTATGTTTTATCAACAAGTAACTTTATGTTCACCGATTACTCCGCTAAATTTGCCGATACAACTAAATCTATCTCAGATACAAGCAATCTGCTATTCGCTGATTACTCAACTAAATTCTCTGATACCCAACAATCTATCTCGGATACCAGCAACTTGTTATTCGCTGATTACTCCACTAAATTCTCAGAGACCGCGCAAGTAATCTCGGATACCAGCAATCTGCTATTCACAGATTACTCCACTAAATTCTCAGAGACCGCTCAAGTAATCTCAGATACCAGCAACTTGCTATTCACCGATTACTCCACAAAATTCTCCGAGACCCAACAATCTATCTCGGATACCAGCAACCTACTATTTACAGATTACTCCACTAAATTTTCCGAGACTTCTCAAGTAATCACTGATACAAGCAACCTCTTATTTACGGATTACTCTACTAAATTCTCTGAGACCGCACAATCTATCTCAGATACCAGCAATCTATTGTTCACTGATTACTCGACTAAATTCTCTGAGACCGCTCAAGTAATCACGGATACCAGCAATCTGCTATTCACCGATTACTCCACAAAATTCTCGGAGACCGCTCAAGTAATCTCGGATACCAGCAATCTGTTATTCACAGATTACTCCACTAAATTCTCGGAGACCCAACAATCTATCTCGGATACCAGCAACTTACTATTCGCCGATTACTCTACTAAATTCACCGAGACCGCTCAAGTAATCTCAGACACCAGCAACTTGCTATTCACCGATTATTCCACAAAATTCTCCGAGACCCAACAATCTATCTCGGATACCAGCAACCTACTATTTACAGATTACTCCACTAAATTCTCTGAGACCGCACAATCTATCTCAGATACCAGCAATCTGTTGTTCACTGATTACTCAACTAAATTCTCCGAGACAGCTCAAGTAATCTCTGATACCAGCAATCTGCTGTTCACTGATTACTCAACTAAATTCTCCGATACACAACAATCTATCTCGGATACCAGTAACCTGCTATTCACTGATTACTCCACTAAATTCTCTGAAACTTCTCAAGTAATCACTGATACAAGCAACATGTTATATACTGATTACTCTGCCAAATTTGCGGATACATCAAAAGCTATTACTGATACCAGCAATCTTATATCTCAAATAATAACAGATTTATCGGCCGATAGTATTTCTGACGGAGTTACAAATAGATTCATAATTAATGATAAATACAATAGCGACTTAGAAATAATAGGTGATCTAAAAGCTTCTAACTTGATAATTTATGGAGAAAATACAATATTATACACTGATGTATATACCACCGAGCAATTAAAGGTTGAAAATCAAGGCTTAGGAAGTGCATTGGTTGTTAAACAAATTAACTCCTCTTATAGCATCTTCAATGCATCAAATAGCGATTCTGAAGTATTCACTATCTTAAACGATGGTAGTGTTGGTATTGGTGGTATAATACCTTCTGGAGACAATTTATTAGAAGTAAAAGGTAGCATAAATATAGTATCGGAATTGGGCGATGACTTTAAATTTACCCTAAATGGTCGTGATATAATATCGGAAACAAGCAATTATGTTTTATCGACAAGTAACTATTTATTCACCGATTATTCTGCTAAATTTGCGGATACTGTACAATCTATCTTGGATACCAGTAATCTATTGTTCACTGATTACTCCACTAAATTCTCGGAGACCCAACAATCTATCTCTGATACCAGCAACCTGTTATTCGCTGATTACTCCACTAAATTCTCGGAGACTGCCCAAGTTATCTCAGATACCAGCAACCTACTATTAACAGATTACTCCACTAAATTCTCTGATACCCAACAATCTATCTCCGATACCAGCAACTTGTTATTTACTGATTACTCAACTAAATTATCTGAGACCCAACAAGTAATCTCGGATACCTGCAACCTGCTATTCACTGATTACTCTACTAAATTCTCGGAGACTGCTCAAGTTATCTTAGATACAAGCAATCTGTTGTTCACTGATTACTCTACTAAATTATCTGATACTGCACAAGTTATCTCAGATACCAGCAACCTGCTATTCACTGATTACTCAGCCAAATTCTCTGATACTGCTCAAGTAATATCTGATACCAGCAACCTGCTATTCACTGATTACTCAATTAAATTCTCTGAGACTGCTCAAGTTATCTCTGATACCAGCAATCTACTATTTACTGATTACTCCACTAAATTCTCTGAGACTGCTCAAGTAATATCTGATACCAGCAACCTGCTATTCACTGATTACTCAACTAAATTCTCTGAGACTGCTCAAGTTATCTCTGATACCAGCAACCTGCTATTCACTGATTACTCAACTAAATTCTCTGAGACAGCTCAAGTTATCGCTGATACCAGCAACTTCTTATTTACTGATTACTCAGCTAAATTTGCTGATACTGCTCAAGTTATCTCCGATACCAGCAATCTCTTATCTCAAAAAATAACAGATTTATCGGCTGATAGTATCGCCGACGGAGTTACTAATAGATTCATAATTAATGATAAATACAATAGCGACTTAGAAATAATAGGTGATCTAAAAGCTTCTAACTTGATAATTTATGGTGAAAATACAATATTATACACTGATGTATATACAACAGAACAATTAAAGGTTGAAAATCAAGGTTTAGGAAGTGCATTAGTTGTTAAACAAATTAATTCTTCTTACAGCATCTTCAATGCATCAAATAGCGATTCTGAAGTATTCACTATCTTAAATGACGGTAGTGTTGGTATTGGTGGTATAATACCATCAGGGGATAATTTATTAGAAGTAAAAGGTAGCATAAATATTGTCTCAGATTCAGGAGATGACTTTAAATTTACTCTAAATGGTCGTGATATAATAACAGAAACAAGTAACTATGTTTTATCGACAAGTAACTTTTTATTCACTGATTACTCTACTAAATTCTCAGAGACTGTTCAAGTAATCTCAGATACCAGCAATCTGTTATTCACTGATTACTCTACTAAATTCTCAGAGACTGCTCAAGTAATCTCCGATACCAGCAATCTGCTATTCACTGATTACTCTACTAAATTCTCAGAGACTGCTCAAGTAATCTCCGATACCAGCAACTTGCTATTTACGGATTACTCTACTAAATTCTCGGAGACTGCTCAAGTTATCTCTAATACCAGCAACTTGCTATTTACGGATTACTCTACTAAATTCTCTGATACTGCTCAAGTAATCTCAAATACCAGCAACTTGCTATTTACTGATTACTCTACTAAATTCTCTGAGACTGCCCAAGTTATCTCAGATACCAGCAATCTGCTATTCACTGATTACTCAACTAAATTCTCTGATACTGCTCAAGTAATCTCAGATACCAGCAACTTGCTATTCTCTGATTACTCAACTAAATTCTCTGAGACTGCTCAAGTAATCTCAGATACCAGCAACTTGCTATTCTCTGATTACTCAACTAAATTCTCTGATACTGCTCAAGTAATCTCAGATACCAGCAACTTGCTATTCTCTGATTACTCAACTAAATTCTCTGAGACCGCTCAAGTAATCTCAGATACCAGCAACTTGCTATTCTCTGATTACTCAACTAAATTCTCTGAGACTGCTCAAGTAATCTCAGATACCAGCAACTTGCTATTCGCTGATTACTCAACT